AGCAGAGCGGGTATTATTTCCCGTTTCATCTGACGAAAACCGGAAGTGTAATGACGTTCAAAAAGAATGGATCGCCAACCAAACAGGACATTCCTTTTGATGCAGATATTATTTTCCGCGTTGAGGAAAATGATACTTTTGAGGTTTTAGTTGATGAGCAAAGTGCTGTAATATTCAACTTCAAAAAAGCTACGTTTGACCCTAAACCAAAAGCGTCCAGAAAGTCGGGAAAATAAAGGAGGTTTCTTATGGTATATGCGGATTATACATATTACAAAGAAACCTACCTTGGGACGTTGATTTCAGAATCTGAGTTCCCAATGCTGGCAAAGCGGGCAAGTGAATATCTGGACTACATCACAGTTGGAAAAGCCTCTGAGCATGCGTCTATGCTGGAAATAAAGGACGCTTGTTGTGCTCTTGCTGAGCAGTACAAGGTTGTTGAGAAAGCGCAAGAATCATCTCTAAGCGAAACCGGAGAGAAGTCCAGTGAGACGGTTGGTAGTTACTCTGTGAGTTACCGAAGTTCGGCAGAATTAGCGAAGAATTCTACAGCTGAGATGTCTTCCATTGTATCCAGATATCTTGGAAGAACTGGCTTGCTCTATCGCGGTGGGAGGTGCTTTCCATGTACGCCCCACACTCTATAACTGTTTACACAATAACAGAAGATGAAGTCACTTTCGAATCTGTTTATAACATTACCATTTTGCGGGGTGTGTTCTTTGATGCTGCTCATGCCGCCAATGTGAGAGAAAGTGGGCTGGAAGGTGCAGACGTCGTCAACCTATTTATTCCATTTAATGTAAACGCTATTGATGGGATTACAGGTTTTCCTAAAAGATTTGCAACCCCAAAGCAATATGAAGCTGCCGAAGATAAAAGCAATTTGTGGACCCTTGACACGGATTCTATGCAAAGCTCAACTACTTTCTTTGTTAAGGGAGAAATCGTTGAGCAAGGGAAGGACTTTCAGTGGATGAATCGGATTTACGATAATGTTCACAGGATCACCAAAGTGGATACAAAAGATTTTGGCTCTCCTTCGATGCAGCATTGGGAAGTTGGTGGCGCTTAATGGCAAGTGTCGTTATTCATGTCGATATTGATATTGACAAGATCAAAGCGAAACTTGATAGAGCAAACAAAGAACTTACAAAAAATGTAGCGAAAGATACAGAGAGCAAATTCCTACCTTGGTTGAATGGCACTTTAGCTGCCCGCACAAGGATTTTAGATGATGAAATTATCTATCCCGGTCCTTATGCCCATTATCTATGGGAAGGAATTGTTTACGTAGACCCTCAAACAGGAGCTGCGGGATTTCGGCTTCCCGATGGGACGTGGAGATCCCGCACCGGAGTTCGGAAGGTTCCATCAGGAAAATCTTTGGTATTTACAAGGTCCTCTGCTCGACCACATTGGATTGAACCGGCAAAGGCAGAGTTCATGTCCAGGTGGGAAGAGGCCTATAAAAAGTCCTTTAAGTGAGGTATCTATGGCACAAAAAATATCGAATAAAGAGCAAGAATCTATTTCAAGATCATTGCTTTCTTGGCTCAATAATTGGCCAGATAAGCCCGTTGGGGTGATCAACTTCACTTATGTTCCTGATGATGCCGAAGGGATGTCATTGTCTACGCCCCAGGGCACATTTATGGTTAGGAAATATGTTCGTGGTGCATATCAAGCAAGATATACATTCAAGATCATTTACCGTGTTATCCCTGGGAACAGCAATAACAAGCGTCTTACTGCTGATGAAACCTTAGAAAGTTTTGCAGACTGGATTATCAACAATGGAACAATTCCTCAATTAGAGGACGGAAAAAAGGTTGTCAAATTTTCTCGAAGCGAAAGTGATCCTGATTCCGTTTTATTTAACCGATATGAGGATGGAACAGAAGATCACCAAATTATTATGACGATGGATTACACATCTGAATGATTTTTTTCGTGAGCCGACGAGCCGAAATTTATTTATTAGGAGGAAATATTATGAAACTTTCCGCTCTGATGGCTGATTACACCCCTTCCGCTGAGTTTGCGGGGGTTGCAACAAATGACGATTTTGTTCTTGCCGTAGATATCGCGGAAGAATCAGCCGGAAAAGTAGCTAATTATATCGTAGTTCAGTCCGGTATTGCATCGGTGGATAGTCAGTTGAACCCCGAAACGGATGAAAAAGCGTATATCCGACAGGGGGCGGTATCTACCAAAACATCTACTCAACGTACATTCAATGTTACTGGTGACCGTATCTTTGGAGATGAATTCCAAGACTTTGTGTTGTCTCACGCAATCAAGTTCGGTACTGGCCAGAAAGTCGTTAAACCTTATGTGTATTTCTCTCTGTTGACAGGAGAGGGAGAAAAGGGGACAGCATCTATCATTGTGAACTCTGATGGGTCCGGGGATGCCGGTGCATCTTCGGAAATTGACATTGATATTATGGCGACCTCTGCTCCCGCTGCCTACACATATTCTGACGATTCCGGTGTTTAACTGACAGGAGGATAAATTATGGAGACCTACAATATTAACGGCGTTGAGATTCAGTATGATACTTTCGATCTCGTCAACTTGGAATTATATACCAATGGTGTGACAGAGATCGCTGAAGTTGGAAAACGTGTGAAAGAAATGATTCAAGAAGATCCCGCCAAAAATGGCATTAAGGCAATCAGAATGATGTGCAATGCATTTATGGATTTCTTTGATGTGCTTTGTGGCGAAGGGACGAGCAAGAAGTGTTTCGGCGACAATGTAAACGCGAGAGACATTATCAATGCTTATGCCAAGTTTTGCGAAGAAGTATCCGCAACTGTAAGCTCTATGAAAATAGATTTCAATCCGCCTTCTTCTCCCTCTATCATGGATGATTCCCAGTTGAGAGCGGAAAAACGGGCAAAGCTGCGTGCCGAAGCTGAACAGAGAGTAAAAGATCGTGAGAGAGAATCCATTTAACGGATTCCCCACCAGCGTAGATGTAGATGGGCAATTCTTCCCGATTAATCCAAGTTTTCGCGTTGGGATTTCTATCGAACTTGAGATTCTGAAAGAAGAAAATCCAGATGTTGTAGGTCTTTTGAATTTGTTTTACCCGAGCGGGATTCCTTCCAATATATCCGCAGCGTTCGACGCAATGTTGTGGTTCTTTCGTGGGGAAGAAAGCAAAGAGGCAACACAAGAACAAGCAAAAAAGAAAGGAGGCAGGGTATATGACTTTGAAATTGATTCAGAAGCTATCCTTGCCTCCTTTCTGTCAGCGTATGGGATAGACCTATCTAAGGATGATTTGCACTGGTGGGCTTTTCGTCGTCTCTTATTTAATCTTCCCTCCGAAACGCTTTTCATGCAGCGCATACGATACCGCACAGCCGACATTTCCAAAATGAGTAAAGAGGAAAAGAAACACTATAAAAAAATGAGGGCTCTCTATGCGATTAAGGATGATCGAAGGAGAGAAGTGCAGACCGTCGAAGAGAGAGACGCGGCATTGATCGAAAAGGTGCGAAAGCGATTTGAGGAAGCAAAAAGGAGCACAGAAAAAACTGGAGGCGGGGGGTGAAGTGAATGGCGGCAGATGGTTCTGTAATCATTGAAATTAAGGGCGATTATGACGAATTTCTTGCAGACTTAGAAAAGGCACTCAAAAAATCGAGAGAAAAGTCCAAGAAGTCTAATGACCCGCTTGAGAAGCAGAGGAAGAGCACACAACTCACGGTCAAAGAACTGCAAAACCTTGATTCTGTGGCGTCGAAGGCACTAAATGGAATTATAAAAGGTTTTGCCGCTGTCGCAACTGCGTCCGCTGGAGCACTTGTCGCGGTAAGTAAAATCGGGACAGAATTTGAATCTTCTTTTGCCCAGGTTGAAACCATCATGGACACTTCACAGATGTCCGTCGAAGACATGCGAAGTTCTATCCAAAACTTGTCTTCGGAGATGGGGGTGTCCGCAAGTGAATTGTCTGGGGCGGTCTACAACGCCATTTCCGCAACTGGCGATACTGCGAATGCAGTTTCACTTGTTGGGGATGCAACCCGACTTGCCACAGCAGGATTCACAGATGCAGAATCTGCGCTTTCTGTTCTCACAACCACTATCAATGCGTATGGGATGAGTGCTGCCGATGCTGAATCAATTTCGGACAGCCTGATTCAGACGCAAAACCTTGGTGTTACTACGATTGACCAGCTTGCCAGCGCAATGGGCAAGGCGATTAGTACAGCTTCCGCCTACAATGTCAATCTGGGAAACCTTGAATCTGCTTATGTCAGCCTAACAAAGGCGGGTATCAGCACGGAAGAATCTACAACCTATATTTCCTCCATGCTGAATGAGCTGGGAGATACTGGCAGCGAAGTCGGGAAAATCCTTAAGAAAGAAACCGGCAAGAGCTTTGGCACCTTAATGAAGGAAGGAAAGAGCCTTGGTGATGTGATTGAGGTTCTTTCTGATCATGTTGATGGCAGCGCCGAATCCCTTATGAATCTTTGGGGAAGTGCCGAAGCTGGCAAAGCTGCAAACGCTATTGTGTCCCAGGGACTTGACACCTTCAACGACAACCTGGAGAAGTTACAGAACAGCGCGGGGACCACAGAGAAAGCGTATAGCACAATGGCTGATACGCTGGAGCACAAAACGCAGATGGTCAAGACTGAGGCCCAAAATCTTGCCATCTCGATCTATGAGCAAATCAAACCGGCGTTGTCTGATATCGCGGATGCGGCGTTGGAGTTCATCCAAAACTTTGATTTTACCCAGGCTGTTAATGCGGTGAAAACTTTTGTTGCGATTCTTGCCTCTGCCGGAGCTGCAATTGGAGTATTTAAGGCCGCGCTACTTATCAGCGATATTTCC